AAAGTCGTCCGCGGGTCAAATGTTCCGGTTTTAACTTCGCACGCGGGTCTGAATCTACGTTCGAAGTCAGGTTACGAGCCGGAGCGGCGAGTTATCAGCTACCGTTTTTTATGACATAATTTTTTTAGCATAATATAATTGAATAACTTAAAGCTTGACTAAGAGAGGAAACTGATTGCTGGAGTTTTCTCTCTTTATTCCCCTAAGCGCAAAAATGGGGGCGCTATTAAATAGATTTACTTTCTTTGTACTTGTCATATGTCTTGCCATATATGACGATAGAGATAAATTTCCTCCTAAGCAAAGACATCACCTTTGTGTGATGTCTTTTTTTTGTGGCAAAAATCCGCAAAATTTGACATTTTTGTTGGCTGTGATATATTACAAAAAAAGGAGGCAAAGAGTATGAGTAAGATAGTAGATTCTCACAATGCGAATGTTTGCTGCCAGAAATTGTATTCAGTGTGGTCCTCAGAAAAAATCGCGACACCGATACGAAGAGAAATGAAAAACAGTCATTTGACGATTCGTGCTTTGCAGCTGAAGATTGCAAGAAATATAGATAGACAGGGAATACCTAAGGATTCAAAGATAGTTCCGTTTGCAGGGAAAAATGAAACAGAGATAATAAAGGCCATGCAGCAGTCATACGCTGACCGGGACTTGATTTTGCAAGTAAGAAGAAAGAAAACTAGTAAAGAAGATATAAAAAAACTGCGTTCAGGGTTGGAGAATCTACAGATGAATGCAGACTGTGACCGTGATTTGTATTTGACTTCTTATAATGCTGGATATATGCTGAAAACATTGGAAAAAAAATTATACGAAAAAGAAGAAATGGAAGAGGAGCCGTTTGGCTTGTAGGAAATGCAGCGCAGAAATGCGCTGCATTTTTGTCCGTGAAGAATCTGGCATACTGTAAATGAAAAATATAAAAAAAGAAAGGAATGAATATGGAAATTAAATGTACAAAAAAGTGCGAAAAAGACTATCCGAAAAGGCTTCTGAAAATGGAAGATGCACCGGATAAGTTGTATTATCTTGGAGATATTTTGTTGCTGGACAAAAATATCGTTGCGCTGATTGGAAAACGTGACGTGTCGGAAAAAGTAATAAAAACGACGAAAAGATGTGGTGAGATTCTGGCTGAGTGTGGCACAGTAGTTCTGAATGGGCTTGCGATTGGATGCGATACAGCGGGCTTGGAAGGCGCATTAACAGCAGGCGGGAAATGTATTGCTGTCATGCCGTGTGGTTTGGACTATGTATATCCAAAATGCAACGAAGCATTGTTAAAAAAGATTTTACAAAATGGCGGATGCATTGTCAGCGAATACGAAGCGGGCACGAGACCGGAAAGATGGCGATTCGTGGCACGCGACAGAATCCAGGCAATGCTGTCTGATAAGATTGTTGTGGTGGAATGCGAAGAAAAGAGAGGGACTATGCACACCGTGAAAGCGGGTATGGAATATGAAAAATCGTTGGCTTGCATTGTTCGTGCGAAGGAGCCAGTACTGCCGTCAGGGAACATATGGATGTTAAAAAACGGAGCAGCAGGCCTGAAAGGCGAAAATGCGTTAAGGAAATTTGTAAACGGTGCGACTGAAATGATGTAAAAAAAATAGAATGTTCTGTCGTTTTTTTTAAAACAGAAAATCCTGCATATTGTAAAAGTAAAGAAGGCAACCGAAGAGAGAACTTCCGGGACCTTCTTTTTTTTAGCCTAAAACGAGAACAAAGAGGAGACTATGTTGGAGTTTCATTTTTAGAAGTTTCAGGCATATTAAAAATGCAACATAAAAAAAGAAAGGAGATGTTTTGTATGATGAATAATGAAAATTGCTCAGATATCTCTTTAAGATATCACGATATTACAACCGAAGATATGAAAAACGGTGATGGGCTTAGAACGGTCCTTTGGTTGGCTGGCTGTGAGCATCATTGTCCGGAATGCCAGAATCCGATAACATGGGACCGGTTTGGAGGTATTCCATTTGATAAGGCTGCAGAAGACGAATTAATGGAATCACTGAAACCGGATTATGTTTCGGGAATCACTTTCAGTGGAGGCGACCCGTTGGCGACTTACAATCGTCCAGGTGTAGCAAAACTTATTGCCAAGATTAAAAATTCAAAAGAACTGGCACAAAAATCCATTTGGATTTATACAGGCTACACATGGGAACAGCTGCTGCACCAGTTAAAAACAGGGCAAGACCATGACCTGATGTTTATTATTCTGAAAGCGGATGTCATTGTGGAAGGACGGTACGAAAAAGATAAGCGCGATGTTACGCTAAAATGGCGCGGAAGCGCAAATCAGCGTGTAATTGACGTACAGAAATCTTTTCATTCAGGGAAAGTTATTCTGCATTGCAATTGATGTTGGTTGAAGGTGAAGAAAAATGACATTAACGAAGAACGGAAAATCCCCGGCCGACAAAAAGTCGTCCGCGGGTCAAATGCTCCGGTTTTAACTTCGCATGTGGGGCTGAATCCCCGTTCGAAACACGCTTCGCTCAGCCTTTCGGCTTCGCTTGCCGCACTTCGTGCTGGTAACGAGCGCAAAGCGCGAGTTATCAAGAGAGAGAGTAGTCCTCGTTAAAAAGCCTTTGGGTGATATGCAACAGAAAGAATTTAACCAAATGCTTGAAAAGAACGGACATCAGCGGATAAAAGAAGCAGAAGATACTATATTTTGCAAAGTATTTTTTGAAAAAATGCCTGATGACTGTTCAAATAATGAAAATAGTGATACTTAAGGAGGTAAAAATTATGAGTAAAAAAATTATCAGCCAGAAAGATGCAAAAGAAATTGCACGTAAAAACAATCTGGCAAACGTAATCATCGTTAAAAAGGACGGAACCCGTGAACCATTTGACGGAAACAAAATTATCATTGCGGTTGGCAAGAGTGCATCCCGTATCCTTGTGAAGTTCACAAAAGAGGAAGAGCGGGCAATCGTTGACCATGTTGAAAGCGAAATCAAAAAAAGAGGACTTAAAGAAGTTCCGATTGCTATGATGCACAGCATGGTGGAAGCAGCGCTTGTGTCTATTAATGAAGAGGTTGCAAAAAGCTACCGCGATTACCGTAACTACAAACAGTCATTTGTCCATATGATGGATGATGTATACACAAAGAGTCAGTCAATCAGATATATTGGTGACAAGGAAAACGCCAATACTGACAGCGCACTGGTGGCAACAAAGCGAAGCCTTATCTTCAACGAACTGAATAAGAATCTTTACAGAAAGTTCTTTATGAATCGTGAAGAATTACAGGCTTGCAAGCAGGGCTATATTTATGTGCATGACCAGAGTGCAAGACTTGATACTATCAACTGTTGCCTTTGCAATGTCGGAGCCGTTATGAAAGGCGGATTCGAGATGGGCAATGTTTGGTATAACGAGCCCAAGACTCTTGATACAGCGTTTGATGTTATGGGAGATGTAATTTTATCAACTGCCGCACAGCAGTACGGTTACCTTTTAGCCGTAGTAAAACTTGCCTAACAACTAAATCAGTTGGTGTGGCTGCCTGAAGGTGGCTGCTAACGGTATCAGCGAAATAAGACTTCTCATTGAGAGGAAACCGATAATGAGACAAATTGAAGCCTGCAAAAACCGGGTAAATATGACCAGAGACGAATAAGCTGACTAAGAGAGCCTAAGCCTGAAATATGGTGAGATAAAGGTGATACCGTGCTAAATGTATTGCCAGAAATAAAAAAAACAGATGAAAGAAATATGGAAGGATATAAATAATTATGAGGGGATATATCAGTGTTCTAATCTTGGAAGGATAAGGAGTCTCGATAGATACGTATATGAACATTCAGGAAAGAAGCAATTTCGAAAAGGACAAATCATGAAGCTAAGATTAAATCCAAATGGATATTTTCAAGTTCCTCTTAATAAAAATGGAAAAAGAAAGATGTGTTCTGTTCATATTCTTGTTGCCAAAACATTTCTGAAACAAAGATGTAAAACAGACATTGTAAATCATAAAGACGGAAATAAACAAAACAACAATTTAGAGAACCTTGAATGGATTAGTTATTCAGAAAACAATAAACATTCTTATAATACTTTAAATAGAAAGATAGCAAGAATTGGCGGTAGACCAAAACCGATAATTGTTGAAAATATATTAAGCGGAGAAGTACAAAGATATATTTCTATTGCAGACGCATCAAGAAATATAAATTTATCACACACGCAAATTAATAGATATATAGATAGTAAAAAAATATGGAAAGGAAGATATAGAATTTCATCTGACAATACTAAATGTGTAGAGGACAGCAAAATGGTATCGTAATACGAAGGCTTGTATTACGAAAGTAACAGAGTAGGGTAGGCGTGATTTGATTACACGCTGAAAGAGCAAGCAGACTTAGCAAGTCTGAATATATGTTCCGGCGGGATAAAACGTAAGAATATTGAAAGATATGCACCCGTTGGGTTTTACTGTGCCAGAAGTAGATAAAATCATGGGGCCTTATGCCGAAAAGTCCTTTGAAAAATATAAGAAAGAATATCTTGATTTAATGTCAGATGTTCTGAATCCGGCATTCGCAGAATCTCTGATTGATAAAGCAGAGGCATATGCAATGGAAAAAGTACAGCGTGAAATGGAGCAGGGATATCAGGGAATTGAATATAAACTGAACACAGTCGGTTCTTCTCGAGGCGATTATCCATTTGTTACATTTTCATTTGGACTTGGAACAGGAAAATTTGAAAAAATGTGTGCAAAAACAATTTTAAATGTACACAGAGAAGGACAGGGCAAGAAGGGTTTTAAACGTCCTGTATTATTCCCGAAGCTGGTATTCTTATATGATAAGAGTATTCACGGTGAAGGAAAAGAATGTAATGATGTTTTTGAAGCAGGTATCCAGTGTTCTGCATCTACGATGTATCCGGATTGGCTCTCAATGAGTGGAGAAGGATATATTTCTACAATGTATCAGAAATATGGAACTGCGATTAGTCCTATGGGATGCAGGGCATTCCTTTCTCCGTGGTATGAACGCGGAGGAATGGAACCAGCAGACGAGAATGACAAGCCAATCTTTGTTGGTCGTTGCAATCTTGGTGTTGTTTCTTTACATCTGCCGATGATTCTTGCAAAAGCAAGACGTGAAAGCAGAGACTTCTATGATGTTCTGGATTATTATCTTGAAATGATTCGTGGGCTTCATAAAAGAACATATGATTATCTTGGAGAACTGAGAGCATCAGTCAATCCAATTATGTTCTGCGAAGGTGGACTTTATGGTGGTCACCTGAAACCAAATGAAAAAATCCGAAAACTCCTTCCGCCGATGACAATGTCTTATGGCATTACGGCGCTGAATGAGCTGCAGGAATTATATAACGGAAAGAGTCTGGTTGAAGACAATCAGTTTACGCTGGAAGTTATGAAACATATTAACGAAAAATTAGCGGAGTACAAGAAGGAAGACCAGATTCTTTATGCGGTGTACGGAACACCGGCCGAAAACCTGTGCGGTCTTCAGGTGAAACAGTTTCGCAAGGAATATGGAATCATCAAAAATGTATCTGACCGTGATTATGTAAGCAACAGTTTTCATTGTCATGTAACAGAGGACATTACACCGATTGCAAAACAGAATCGTGAATATGATTTCTGGGAGTTATTTAATGGTGGAAAAATTCAGTATGTCAGATATCCGATTGATTACAATATTAATGCAATCAGAACACTTGTCTTAAGAGCCATGGAAATGGGATATTACGAAGGTGTAAACCTGGCATTGTCTTATTGTGATGACTGTGGATATCAGGCAGCAGACATTGGGGACGAATGTCCGATTTGCGGTTCAAAGAACCTCACCAAGATTGACAGAATGAATGGGTATTTAGCTTATTCACGGAGACATGGTGAGTCCAGAATGAATAACGCAAAAATGGCTGAAATAGCTGATAGGAAGTCTATGTGAAAATTTTAGCAAAATATCAGTTTATTCTGGTAGCGAAAGCGCAAGCCTGCGTTATCAGAAAAAATCATACATGCCGCTCGGAGAAATCCGGGCGGTTTTCTTGTCTGTCGAATATGTCTCTGCTTTTGCGGCCGACATGAATGTCGGCCGCAAAATTGCTGTCAGCTAGAGAAACCCGGCAAGCTTTTATTTTTTTGTTATTTTTTCAGCATATTAAATATATGAAGGAACAAAATACAAAAAATACAGTGAACGGGGCGACTCATTCTTCCTATTGGGGAGCGTAATAAGTACCATACAAAATCCAGATTAAGTCATACTCTGGGCGCTGCTCAAAATAAGAAGCCAGTGGGAAAACCTGCTGGCTTCTGTTTTTTTTCGTATGGAAAATATAGCATATTAAACTTGTAAACAATAAAAAATAAAATAAGAAACAAGAAAGGAGCAAAAAATATGCTTGAATTAAAAGGAAAATACAACACCGCAAAGGTTTTCACTGACAATGTTGACAATGAGACCATCAGCCAGGTAATAGAATTGCTGAACCAGGATTACATCAAAAACGCGAAAATCAGAATCATGCCTGACTGCCATGCAGGCGCCGGATGTGTTATCGGTACGACAATGACAATTTCTGATAAGGTATGCCCGAATCTGGTTGGTGTAGATATTGGCTGCGGTATGCTGGCTGTCAGGATTGCAGAAAAGGATGTTGACCTTCCAAAGCTGGATGATGTAATTAATACATATGTTCCGGCCGGGTTTAATGTAAACGATGAGCCACTTGGTAATTTCAGCCATTTGAATGACTTAGTCGCTCCGGCTGATATATCGCTGGCTTATTGCAGCATTGGAAGCCTTGGAGGCGGCAATCATTTTATCGAACTTGATAAAGATGATGACGGAAACTTATGGCTTGTAATCCATACGGGTTCCAGACATCTCGGGCTGGAAGTTGCGAAACACTACCAAGAGCTCGCATACAAACAGCTGAAAGATTCAGATGTTGGCGGCAAAATCAAGGCTGTAATTGCAGACCTGAAAGCAAAAGGCAGGGAAAAAGAAATTGAAAAAACAATCAAAGCGTTAAAGATGCAGGAGCCGCATATTCCTAAATCCTTATGTTATGTTTCCGGCCAGGCGTTCAAAGACTACATTCATGATATGGAAATTGTCCAGAAACATGCAGAGTTAAACAGAAAATATATTGCCGATACAGTCATTGAAAAAATGGGCTGGCATATTTGTGAGGAGTTCCAGACAATACACAATTACATTGACACAAAAAACCTGATTCTCCGCAAAGGCTCTGTGTCTGCACGAGATGGCGAAAAATTGATAATCCCGATAAATATGCGTGACGGGTCTTTGATTTGTGTTGGAAAAGACAATCCTGATTGGAATTATTCTGCGCCGCATGGTGCCGGAAGAATTTTGTCAAGAAGCGAAGCAAAAGATGCTGTCGGGATTGATGAGTTTCGTGAGTCCATGAAGGGGATATATTCTTCTTCTGTAATGGAGTCTACAATTGACGAGTCGCCGATGGCGTATAAGCCAATGGAAGAGATAATGGAAAACATTAAAGACACAGTAGACATTGTGAAAGTAATTAAACCGGTATACAATTTTAAAGCACATTAAGATACGCCGCCTGGAGAAATCCAGGCGAGTTTTTGTTTTTTCTGCAAAAATGCATATTTTTTGTATATTACAAAAAAAAAGAAAAGGGGAATTGAAACTATGATGACTAAAGCAGAGGAAATGAAAATCAGGCTTGATTACATTAACGATGTACAGGAGCTGAAAGATATAATTCTTCAGCAGGCAAAAGAAATTGACGATTTCAAAAAATATTCAGCGAAATACGACGAAGCGCTGATTAATGCAGAAAATGAAAGGCTCAAATACCTTGAACAGCTTTCAGAAAATGCGAGACTCCAGGTTAAACTTGCTGACGCCGAGTTCCATGCGTATATGCATGAAAAATGTGCACGTACAGCGCTTGAGATTGCGAAAAGAAATAAAATAGAAACAAATATTATTGTTTAAGTTTATCCAAGTTTCAACCGGCTGTTTGCCGGTTTTTTCTTTTTCAAAAATTCCGCATACTAACTATACAAAAAAATCAAAAAAAGGAAGAAAAATCACATATTATTGAGGGTGTAGTGTTTTGACTTTTTCGGCATACTGAGAGAAAACAAAAAAAGGAGACGTAAAAAATGATAAAACGAGTACGGCTGGATTACAAACCGGTAGCAAAGAGGACAAGCGAAGAGGTGGCATTTGTGGTATCAGCTGAGCATGTGGCAGCGGTAAATAGAAGCATAGAAAAGAAATTGGAAAAAAATAAGAGAGAACGAAGAGAGAGCGAAAAAGAGGCGGAAAAATATATTGTAAGATGAGTTGGTGCCTGTGCTTGTAAGCGTTTTTTTTGCTTCCAAAAATCCCGCATATTAACTATACAACAAAAATAACAAAAGGAGCAAAAACAATGATTGAAAATCCAAAAATCGGCCAGGAAGTCTGGTTTGCAGAGGCTTGTAATCAGCGCATCCACAACGCAAAAATTATCGCGCTTGGCGAAGCTGAGGTTTCAGTCAAAAAATATCCATATGCAGATATTGAACTTGAGGATGGATGCCGACTAATAGGAGAGTCACTGAAACATTTGTATGCTTCAAAAGAAGAACTGCAAAAAGAATTAGCAAAGAAGAAAGGAAGTAACAGCAATGATTGAAAATCCAAAAATCGGCCAAAAAGTTTGGTTTGTAGAACATTGGAGCCAGTGCATCCACAGTGCAAAAATTACGGCACTTGGCGAAACAGAAGTTTCTGTACGAGACCCGAAGAAATATCCATATGCAGATATTGAGTGGGATGATGGTGGAAACAGCGGCTGCCTTCTGAAAAATTTGTATGCTTCGCGTGAAGAACTTCAAAAAGAATTAAAAAAAGAAGAAGAAGAGAAAATTGCCGAAATCAAGTCTAAAATCAAGGATACGGGTGACCTGGTAGCATTCATGTATGACCACTGCGTGGCCTGTGCAGAAGAGTATACTGATTGGACGGCGAGAAGAGCAGTGAAAGAGCTTGCGAAGGAGATGCTTGGGTTGGAGTTGTAAGAAAAAAAAGAAAAAGAGATGGAAACCGGCGAAGTCGGTTTCCTTTTTTTTGTTGCATGGAATGGGGGGAGTGGTAGAAAGAACAAGGATGAGAACGGGAATGTGTTGCCGGAGTGGAGGTTGTGGGCTGGCGGGAGACTGTGGGGCTGGTACAGAAAGACATGCGGCGGGATGTGTTGGCCGGCTGGAGCCGGAAAGGAGCTTACTGGTTGCCGCAGAATGTTTGATGTGACTGTATTGCCGGCAGGGCTGGCTAAAAGACAAAACGTAGTTTTTCGGTGCAGTCCAGGCTGCAAGCCTGGCGGGGGTGTTTGCGGGGCGCGAAGCCCTGCATAAATGTTTGCCCGCTGCCCGCTGCGTTTTGCTGCTGGCGAAATCCGGCATACTGTATGTATAAAAGCAAAAAAAAGAAAGGAAAAAACTTATGAAAATAATACAGCAAGACAAAAAAGTAATCGCGTGCATCGGCAAAGACGATACAAACGAGCGGAAAATCATAGAAATGATAGAAAACGTTCAAGATGATGGCATTACAGATTTTGAGGTTGATGCTGAGAACCCAAGGCTTTATTCAAAAGACGGGCTTTTGTATGGCAAAAAGAAGATGATGCCTAATGGAAAAGCAAGGCTTACGTTGATTGCCGTGCCGCCAGACAAGAAGGGAACTGTAGAAATTGCTCCCGGTACAGAAATGATTGCTAGCGATGCGTTTACAGACAGTAAGGCTTCAAAAGTCATACTGTCAAAAACTGTAACGGCAATCACTCCTTATGCATTTAATAACTGCAAAAACCTGAAAGAGGTCGTATTAAACGAAGGCCTCACACATATTGATGAATGTGCATTTCGTAGGTGTCCTTTGCTTGATAATATCACCATCCCTGATACGGTATTGGATATTATGGCTAATGCATTCTGCGAGAGTCCTCTCCGAAACCTGAAGTTTCAGAACCGCCCGCAAAAATGCAATAACCGGCTTAAGATTGCATACGGTGCTTTTGGGTGGTGCCATGCTGAGGAGATAGAGCTTCCGTACAGGCTGGTCTCACTTTCGGATAATAACTTTCTCAAGGTCAGAAGGGTAGTAATAAACTGCTATGACACATCAGATATTGAGTCAATACTTAATGCTTTGATTGTCAGAAATTTCGTACCTCTTGATGAGGCCTCGGACTACTATGACCCAAGATGTAACTGTGCTTTGGAGGTATGCATTGGTAGTGTGAATGTATATATCCCCAAAATAATGGATGGGTATGTAAAAGGAAAATTCCTTGAAAACATTTCTGATGCAATGCAGCTTGTCGAAAAGCCATTAAATGAGAAGCTGCATGACCTGCAGATGTATGCTCTGGATGCAGCAGAGACTCCTTTTGATGCGTCATATGATGCATTGATGAAGGTGTATTGTAATACTGAAGACAGAGAAATAAAAGAAAAAGCAAAAAAAATACTAAAAACACACAGTCAAAATATCATATTGACGTTCTATAAGTCTGGAGATTCAAAAAAGCTGATGGATTACATGAAGCTTGGCCTGCATAAGGTGGAAGATATTGAGGTTGTTTTGGAAAACGATTTCAGGACTGATGCCGCTGATATGAATGCGTGTATGCTACAGGCGCTTGGAAACAGCCTCTGTAAACAGAAGTTTTTGCTCTGAAGCCTGAGTCGCCGCGAATGCGGCGCTTCTTTTTTGCCGGCAGAAGAGTAGTTGTGGCTGCTGCGGTATTTGTCGGCAACAGAAGTTTTGTGTTTTGCGGCTGGCGCCGGGAGTAGCTTGCTGCAGCCGCGGCTTTTTTGAAACACCTGCCGGAAGGTGCTGTCTGAAAAGCAAAACGTAGTTTTGCGATGCAGTCCAGGCTGCAAGCCTGGCGGGGGTGTTTGCGGGGCGCGAAGCCCTGCATATTTGTTTGCCCGCTGCGTTTTGCTGCCGGCGAAATCCGGCATATTGGATATATAAAAAAAATAAGAAAGGAGACAAAAATATGTCTTGTACGATTTGTGGTTATGGTTTTCCAATTGCTGATGGGGATGCGGTAACGCTGGACTTTGAAAAAGCAAAAGAGTTTTTAAAAAAGCATGTCGGGTCATTCGGTCAGACGGATGAGGAAATGCAGATTCTGGATGCCTTAGAGCATGCTGAAAGTGAGGATGCGGAAGAGGATGAACTGGAGGATGTCATGTATGACATTGAAGATTCATTTGAAGACGAAGAAACTGGTGATACTGGTTTTGGAGCTGTCTTGGCTGTAATAATGCGGCGCGAGACCGGGATTAATTTTAAGTTCTACGCTGCAGAGAATGACCTCGGGACGCCGCCGGCGATTCTGTGGGTTCCGATGTATCCTTGGATGTTGAACAAAAAAGAAAAAGGAATTACGGAAAGCGATTTGTATGATTTCTGCAGGAAGTATATGGACGAGCTTGAAATCTGTGGTGACCCGGAAGAGATGGAGCTAGAATATTACAACTGAAAAACAAAACATTGTGCCCGAGAAACTCTCGGGCGTTTTTCTTTGCCGGCAGAAATTTGGCATATTGGATATATAAAAATCAACCAGAAAGGGAGCAAAAAAAATGAAAAAAAGAATTGAAGAAGATAGTGTGGTTTATACCATAGATGCAACCAACGGTAACTGTATTGATATTGATGTGAAACCAGGTGTTGAAGAAGTAAGCTTCGGAGCTTCATTTGGTCGTGAGTATCTGCTTGGTGACTGCAAAAAGGCATTTCCTGACGTCAGGAAAATCGTGATTGATTACAGGGTATATGATATTGATATTCCCAATACATTATTTCCAAATGTGAAAGAGGTGGAATGTAGCAACTGGTACGGAAAATACGCAAAAAGCGGAAGCGTGCTTCTAAGAAATGACAACGGCCAGATTTTGACAAACGTTTTTGTTAAAAAGGAAGGCGAGACAGTAGACCTGAAATATGCAACTAAGATTGATGATGACGCCTTTTCTGGATGTATGGCTACAAAAATCATTAATTCAGGAAGTGTTACATCATGTACAAAATATGCATTCAGAAATTCAGCAATTGGAGATTTAGAGCCTGAACCGGCTGGAGCAGTCATTGTCGGGTCTATTCTTGTTAATATCGATGAGACTTCTGAAAATATTATTCTTCTTGACAAAAGAGTTTCACTGACGGCGATGCGAGACGGGATTAATTTTGATAATGTTAAAAGCATTACAGCGAACCGAGCTCAGACTGTGATTAATCTGCGGCATAAACTGCCGGTTGGCGTAAAGATTATTTTAAAAGATAAATCTTATATTACAGACGAGCAGCTGTCAGGGTGGAGTCCTTTTCCAATTTTAGAATTAACTGAAGAAAATCCGTATTATTCTACGAAAGATGGATGTCTTCTATCAAAAGATGGGTTGGTTTTAGTTAAATACCCATCGGCTATTTCTGGAACAGTACATATCCCTGATGGAATTGAAACTATTACATCGTATGCATTCATCCTCAGCGAGGCTGAGGAGGTATATTTTCCTGATTCACTGAGGGTCTTGATGCCGAAGTGTTTCTGTCTGTGTAATAAATTACAAAAAGTAGATTTTGGACATGGCATTGAGGAAATAGGCATTGGACATGATTGCAGGTTGTTTATGCAATGCAGCATGCTTCATGAGATTGAAATTCCGTCGCAGGTTAGAATAATTGGAGAAAGTGCATTTCTTGAAACATCAATCAGCAAAGTGACTTTTAATGAAGGACTGACGCAAATTATGGATTATGCGTTCAAGCAGAGTTGTATTAAGGAGGTTACACTGCCAGCATCGTTAAAATACATCGGAAGACAGAGCTTTCCTGGTATGGATAGCGTCACACTGTCATCGGATAACATGCCTTATGGTATCGCAGAAGCAATAACGTCAAATACGATACCAGATAACAGCCCTATATATATTAAAATCAAAAAGCCAGCTGCAACGGTTTTCATGCCAAGATATATTGTTACAGCAGATGCTGTCACATTAGACACACGGCTTGCAATCCCGTCATTCCGAGAAAAATGCGAAGAATTACTGTATGATTATGGAATGCAGCCGGAAATCAAGTGGAAGACCGCGATAAAAACAATGAAAGAATGCCCGAACGATGCAGTTAAAACATATCTCAGAAGAGTCAGCAAGAACATTATCGCAATGTACATGGAATTAAATGATGAGACTGGACTGATTGATTTTATCAAGCTTGGTATCATGACACCAAAAGCATTAGATGATACTTACAAAAAAGCAAAAGAAAAAGGCCTCACAACTGTGATGGCGTACATCTGCGAAGCACAGAAAGATATAACAGGCGGAAAATCATCATTTTCACTTTGATAACTCGCGTTTTGCGCTCGTTACCAGCACGAAGTGCGGGTAGGGCCGGAGGGCTGAGTACAGTGCACGAAGTGCGGAGTAAGGCCGAAAGGATGAATGAATCACGTTTTAATTTTGCGGACGACTTTTTGTCGGTTGAAGACTTTCCGCTCTTCGTTAATTTTTAGGTCTGGCCGGAATTTTTCCGGCCGTTTTTTTGTCTTGAAATTTCCAGCATACTGAAAATATAGAAAAGAAAAAGAAAGGAGAAGACAAAAATGAGTCTTAAGAACGAAAAATACAAAAATAAATTGGAAACTGAACCAGAAAGAAAAAAGAAATTCGGAAAAGAATTTGCTGAAATTCCGAAAGGTAAGCATTATGTGGAGGAATTGGAGCCGCTGCTTGGTGCAGTGATTGTTCTGGAATGTGATGACTGGGTGTTTATCCCCGACGAATTGGAAGGTGTGCCGTGCGAGAAACTGCTGCTGAAATCTGTTAAGCTGGTCAAGTGTCCGGCGAGCAGAATGGTTAAATGCCCGGTGGAAATCTCCAAGAAAATCTGGACGGCTGTGGACGCGGATTTCAGGGAACGCCTTGGCCTGGAAGGAGAAAAAGAAAAATACAAATCCGGCATACATGGAAGGACTCCGATTCATGTTCGCGGAATTGTATATGAACATAAGGTCTTTGTCGACGGGATTAATGGCAAATTCGTAAAGAAGAATATTGGATTCCAATGTTTTTCAATGTGGAAAGTTGGAGACAGGTAGTAGCAGACGCCGGCGAAGCCGGCGGCTGCCTTTTTTTGTAAAAAGAAAAAAATGGCTCTAAAAAACGACAAAAAAGAAAAATATTCGGCATATTAATATAAAGCATAAGAAAAACATAGAAAGGGGAAAATGTTTTGAGCGCTGAATTAATTACATTTGGAAAGTATAAAGGCCAGCCGGTAGAGGTTTTGGCAAATGATAAAAAATACACGGATTG